TTACCTTTTACTAAATATATTAACATTCTGTTGCATTGTATCGTTGCTTAACTGCTCTGAACGAGGCTGAAAGCCTTTAACCGAAAGACGGGCTACACGCTCATATGTATCATAGGCATTGCGCAACCTATCATCATGCACAAAGAAATACATCTTGATGCAATGCCTGTCTTTAAGCGTTCCATCATCATTCAAATCACACTTATAGACACGCACAAAGGTTATACAGCCAAAGAACGTTTTAGGCAAATACAACAACGTCACCTGTTCCCTTATGGGCTTTGCAAGCCGTGTGAACACCTGAGACGTGCCGAGAATTGCTTTGCGCTGTTTGCGTTCCTGGGTTATATCCTGCAACATTTCAGGGGGGAAATTTTTGCTATCCATAGAACTAAACCAGTTTTGCAACTCGTCAAGAATACAGATCTGACCCAATTCACCGTTATTCTTATCAACGAGGGTATGCCAATCCTCTATTTTTTCATCTTGAAAATTCAAGTCGATATTGGAACATACACGGCAAGCAGGATATTGCTCTTTCAGCATAAGTGCAAAATGCACCATAGCTATTGATTTGCCTGAACCTTGTTCGCCAGCGAAAACATGAACACCGTGAAAATTAAACGCATCAGGGTTACGGTCAAATTTGTCTTGTATAAATCGTTTGGGAAAATCCACGAACAGCCGAATAAGCACTGACCTTTTCTTTGTATAAATAGGCTCAGGAAGTGGAACGGTTCGCTTCTTTATACGGTCGCCCTTGATGATATGGACTAAATAACAAATAGCCATACTCAAAAACAGTGGAACAAGTATAATAGCAATGGCTATAATCAAAAACTTGAATATAGCCATAAATATTGAAGTAAATACACCAAATACTGATTGAAACATATACATTCTCCTTATGCTCCCATTGAGGGAATAAATGATTTAACCCTGACTATTACAGCAAGAGTTATACGCACAGTTGTTATCAAAACCGTAAGCCCGAATAACGATTGAATAGTATCCATAGGCAGGAAATAATACAAAGCCGCATGAACTTCCAGGAGTGTTTTAGGAAGGTCAAAGACGGGTATATCAATTTCAGGTATCAAGTCAATGAGAATATTTATAAACTGAATAACAGCGTCCGACAATAGATTTTTAAGCATTTCATCACTCCCCTATCAATCATATTTACGGCGGTATGCTTCAACCTCTGACATAGCAGAGGGAGCGCCAGCAACCTTGCCAGCATTAAGCACGATATCAGGGATAGAACGGAATACAGCCATACAGAACGAAGCTATAAGAAACAGCTCAACTATATCCTTAAATGTCTGCAAGCTGGGGCTTGCGGAAAAGGCAGGAAGCCACTCCCAAAAGTCATACTTTTGACCGTTATAAGTAAAATACAAGTGAGGATATGCGTCAACGGTAGTTGGAGCATCTGTTGAGGCATCATCTGCAAGCGTGTAAGTAGCAAGAAGCTGACCGTCTTGTGTCTCTGTATAGGTAGGAGCTGTAAAGAATGCAGATGTTATATTGTCGATATTCTTAGTAAGGTTAGTTATGCCAAGCTTGCTTTTGAGCTTCTCAATAAGCTTTGTAAGCTCAGTAATAAAGCTTGTCTTATCGTCCTCGTTAGCTATATCGTCAACACTCTTTCCGATGCTTTTCAGCTGCTTGATGATTTCATTAAGCTTATCGGTTACATTACGAAAACCAGCCTGACACTTATTAAAAATAGCCTGGAGCTTATCATATATAGCCCTAAGCGCTTCAAGAATGGCGCTGTCATCAAACTTATAGTCAGTGCCGATATTATCGTAATAATAGTTATAAACGTAATTATAGAACTCGTTCAAATAGTCCTCAGACATATCACGATAATCATAATAAACACTATAGGTATTGCCGCCAATGGTCACGGTATCACCGTAATCATAGTAGGTATTATTATAGTTAATGCTATCCCCTTCCCTATATGCGTTGATAGTGTCGCCATTATCTATGTTATATAGCGTAATAGGCACAGGCGTTACAGTTGGTTTATCTTCCTCGCCATCGCCGTAAGTGCTATACCACGGGAATGTATGGGTGTACGTAGCTAAATCACCAATATGCACCCAACCAGTGCGCTCGGCGTCGTAGCTAAATTTGCCATCGGGAAGAATGGTGAAATTATGATAAGGTGTTGTATTGCAAGTGGGGCAACTTATGGGACCGTCATAACTATCAGTTGAAATCTCAATGATTTTGCCGCTTTCGTTGTGGAGATAAAAGCGCAAGGAATATGTATATTTCAAGTGTGTTGCCGTGCCAACGCCGAATCCATAGCCATATTGACCGCCCTGCAACGGCTCCCAGGAAATATAGTAACCGTTAGGAAACTTGTAGCAAACGCTATTGTTAATGCCTGAGTACGGGTATTCTTGCTGATACTCGTCAAAGCGGTCGTTCATTTCCTCACTGAATGAATTAGAAGAATGACCATTATCCTTATAATTACCGTCACCAAAATCAGCAAGACCACGTTGGGATAGCATAAATTTAGCAGATGCAGGGTCACCAGTGGATATAGGGACACCGTTAATACTTCCGGCAGTAGTATCAAAACCATTAAGCGAACGGTAACAGCGATAAAGAGCATAGCCGCCCATACCGTTAATATCATTAACAGTGCCCTTGTATGTACCGCCATTATCTGCACAAGTTTCAACCATAAGATTATATATCTCTTCACGTGTTAACGCCTGCCATTCGTCCAATGAATAATTTGGGCGAGTAGCCGCAAAGACAGGAACAGTAAAAGAAACGATAATAGCAAAAGAAGAAATCATTGCTAAAATCATTTGCAAAATTCTGTTATAATTCATAATAAACCTCCTTTCAAAAGGTCATTAAGGCATAAAAAATGGGCAGACCCATTAAGAGCCTGCCCATTTGGGTCTTTAGGCGGAATGGATACAGCCGATAAGGAAGCTGATGCCCTTACGGATTGCAAGCACGCCGACGATAACAGGGAGAGCAACAGGAACAACGGCAGAAATAGTATCACCGATTGCGCTGAAGTCAACGCCCTGCATAGCTGTTACAAGGGCATTGCCGCCCTCTGCTGCAAGTGCAGTAAACATAAAGCAAATCTCCTTTCATTAAGATTTATATACCGAACATTCCTGCGATGTGTTGCCACAGAATGCGGAATACGGAGAAGAGAACAACAGAAACAAACAGAAGAGCAATAAGCTGAAATATGCTTTCAGTGTTTTGCATTATTTCCTGCATTGTCTCTCTATCTTGTTCGGAAAGCTCGAGAACCATTGTGCCATATACTTCTTCCTCTTCCGAGGAAGCTAAGGTATCAAGAGCGGAAACGTCAGTAAAAGTGGTTTCATCATTCATTCAGACACTCCCTTACGTATTATCAAGGGTTATGCCCCTTATAGCGGCTTTACCCTTGCTGTTAACACAGGTATGAAGCACGATAGGCATACCAACGAGGGGGTCGAGGAATTTTTCGGGCGTGAACTCCTGAGGTGAACAACCGAAGAATGCGAAAGCTCTGTCAAAAGGTATCTTGATAACTGATACCGAGCCGCCGACAAACTTATCAGCTCCCCACTTGGACGGGTCAGCAGGTGAAACAATCTGCAACTCATAGCGGTTAAGCGCAAGGTTAGTTATCTCGCCCGTTTCCTTATTAAGGAACGAACCGCCAGTAACGGCATAATAGCCGAGCAAATAAGTTTTGAATGGTGCAAGAGTAATTTTTTTGTTTTCCATAATTCTTTTTCTCCTTTGATTTATTTTTATTCATCAGTCTCTTTCAAGACGTATGTGCAATCATACTCAACGATAGAAGAAGCTGGGTAATACTGTAGCTCGTATTCGTAGCCGTTGCGCTTGATTGTATCAGGTGGGTTAAAGTGATGATAAATACTGATAACAGAAGTTATCATAACAGAGATACAAGCAAGCCAAAAAGCTAAACTGAACAAATCAATGTTGTCAAAAAATTCTTTTATTGCTTTTAATACTTTTAACATTTATATCCCCCCCTTGTTATCTTTTAAAGGACTTATCTGTCCTCTTTAACAATAATATAAGACAATAATGTCCAGTTGTCAAGACATATTTGTCCTTTTGTGTTATAATTTGGATAAATGCACAAAAAGGAGATGAAACATTTATATGTTATATCAAAGAATAAGAGATTTACGAGAAGATAACGACCTAAAACAAAGTCAATTATCTGAAAAATTAAATATCACACTAAAAACATACCAAAGATATGAAAGAGGAGAAACACCAATAACATTGGAAATTGCTGAACAGCTTGCAACAATATATAAAGTCTCGTTAGATTATATAGCAGGCAAAACAAACGATAAACGGGGTTTAACAAAATCAGAGCTATCAGCAGAGGAAACCGACATAATAAAAAAATACCGTTCTCTTTCCGAGAAGCGGCAAGGTAAAATTATTGGTCAAATAGATCTGTTGGCAGAAGAACAGGCGGCAGAAGCCGCAGAAAGACGAGATATAATATAAAACATTGGAGGAATACAAAATGAAAGAATACAGGTGTAAAAAATGCGGCTTAACATATAATACAAAAGGAAATCCCAAATGCCCGTATTGTGGAAAGAAAAGAGCGCCCCAAGGAATAATATTTGCTATAATAATTATCGTAGCCGCATTGGCAGGGTATTACATAATAACAAATAGCGGTATAATAAACAACAGAACCAAATATATAGATGGGTTAAAAATAGAAATCAAAGATATTACTATTGAAAGAAATCAAGTAACAGGAGACAAACTAAAGATTAGTCTTGATATAACAAATACAAGTATTGATAAAAACACACAACTTATTTCATTCAAAACATATGTTGATGATTATGAAGAAAAATCTGAAAGTTTAGTTGTTAGCGAACTGTTAAGCGGCAAAAAGACAAATGATGAAATCACTATGTACTTAGAAAATGAAGATTGGGAAAAAATAGAAATATATTACACAACAAATTATAACAATTATGAGTTGTTTTACACAATCACGCATAATGATATAAAATAACGAGCTATGATAATATAAGGCGCTATAACATCTTACGGGTCGTGCCAGCACTCCCCTTGATGTTTGGCACCTTACATTTGTGCGTGCCGAAAAATTTACAAACTCCTCCAAGATTTGCACAGGGCGGCGCAGGGGTACGGCATTTAAGAGGTCACCCCCCGAGGTAAGCCGCTTGTGTGCTGTCCTCTATGCTGTAAATGAAAGCCGAACAGGAGTGCGCCGCCATACGTGAGAGGGGGCGACCTCTGGGTTAATTATATGCGCCGCCCTGCGCAATTCTCGGAGCTTCTGTAAATTTTTCAGCAGGACAGAAAAAAGCCACTCGGCAGACTTCCGAATGGCTTAGATGATATATGTTGACTTTAGTAATAGCTTGTATGTAAATTTAACTTTGATTATGCGAAATTAGATATTTTTTATATCACTATCATATCATAACAAACAGTTCTATTTCCTTCCTTTCCATTTTTATTCATAACATTCATTATACCGCATTTGCCGCCAACTGTCAAGAAATTTGCCTGTACATTTCTGCACAGGCAATGAATTTTTAATATTCTCTAATCCGATAAAATGTATCAATCTTATAATGGTCTAAATTTGCAGATTTTGCGGTTAAATGAAACATATGAGAACAATGATTTTTTTCCCATATTTGCCTTGCTGCTTCCTTAGCATTTCTCTGATTTTTAGCTTCTATATAAATAAAATAATTTGTTTCGCCTTGTTTTCTAACAAGAAATTCAACTTTATAAATTTTCATTTTTATCCTTTCATACTTGACAAAATCGGGTTTATGGATTATAATAATTGTGATGTGTGGGCGGTGGAAGTCACCCACAACACCAGTCAT